GAAGTGCCGACCGCGATCGTCGAGGCGTTGGCCGAATATGTGATCGTCCTTCAGACCGAGGACAGCCTCGCTCCGAACCCGACCTACGACGCGAGCGGGCGCCCGGTCACAGAGGAAGAGCGCGAGGCCGGCGGCTCGGCGGGCAAGGTCCGCACCCGGGTTCGGTTCACGCCGGGCGGGCTGCCGCTGACGTGGCGTGCGTACCCGGTTGCTGACGGCAAGCTCCGCGAGCTCGTGACTGGCGGTTCGGGAACGATGAGGGTGTAACTGATGGCTGTTGATTGGAGCGCGTTTCAAAGCATGGCCGACGACTTGATCGGCGACGTCGGGCGTTCGGTGACGCTCGTCAAGGTGCTCCGGGCCGCAGACGACACCGATAAGCCGTGGCGGGGGCCGGCCGAGAGCTCGGTCTCGAGCTCACTGTCGGCGACGGCGGTGTTCTTCGGCGATGTCGAGAACGACGCCCCGCACGGAACGACGCGCTCGGGGCGGGTCGAGTCTGTGCTCGTGGCTTCGGAGGACCTCAACGGGTCCGATCTCAGCACTTACGACTACCTCAACGACGGCGGGAACCTGCGGAGGATCGTGGAAGCGCTCGAGCTCAAGCCGGGCTCGACCTCGGTTCTCTGGGGTCTGAAGTTGGAGAAATAGACATGCCTGTCTCGAATGAAGAGACCGCATATGACGAGATCATGGGAGCAGTCAAGACGGCGTGGGACGCCGGCGCCGACACGTCGGGCGTCACGCTGCTCTGGGAAGGCGTCGCCGGAGAGCGCCCGACTGCCCCGCAGACGGGCAAGCCCGGCACCGTCGAGGCGTGGGGCTGGGCGCAGTTCCGGCACGACGACGGTGGGCTCGCGACGTTCGGGGCCGAGGGCTCGAAGCGCTACCGGCGAGAGGGGTTGTTGACCGTGCAGGTTTTCGCGCCTTTGACAGATGGCTTGACAAAGGCGCACAAAATTGCTAGAATTGTCGTGGAAGGACTTGAGGGAACTCGGACGGCGGGCGGTGTGGTCTTCCGCCGTGTTCGACCCGTGGAAGTCGGCCACGACGGACCGTGGTTTCAGTTGAACATCTACGCGGGCGTCGAGTATCACATTATCTGAGGTAAACTGACAATGGCTGACCAACAAGACTCAAACGTCGTCGAAATTCGCTATTGCGAAGAGGACTCTCCGAAGACCGTCTCTGGCGATGAGACGTGGTATCTCGTCGAAGTCAACGAGTTCGGCGAGTGGGGGGCGACTTACAAGAAAGTGGCTCGGCGCCCGTTCCGATCCGATCGTCAGCGGCGCAAGGGCACGACCGTCGGTGTCGATCTCGCGCAAGGCTTCGACATCGACGTGCTGCAAGCCCAACACCAAGACCTACTGCAAGGGTTCTTTGTCGCGAACCTCGAAGAGAAAGCCCAAGTCGTCAACGACGCCGGGACCGAGATCACGAACGTCGACGGTGTGAACGACGACTACGAAGGCGCCGGGCTCGACGTGTTCATCGAAGGCGACTTGATCTTCGCGACTGGGTTCGACGATGATGAGAACAACGGTCTCAAGACGGTCGCGTCTGGCGGCTCTGCCGCGTCGTGTCCTGTTGAAGAGGACCTCACCGCCGACGCCTCGCCGGCGCAGACGTCGGGCGGCGTTCGCGGCGCGACGCTCACGAAAGTCGGGTTCGAGTTCGCAGCCGACGACCTCGCTGTGACGACGTCAGGCAGCTACGCGACGTACACTTGCACCGCGGGCGACTTCACCGACCTCGGCCTCGTTCCGGGCGAGTGGATCTACGTTGGCGGCGACACGGCCGGCGCGGCCGGAAATCAGTTCCCCACGAACGCGGTCAACAATGGCTGGAAGCGCGTGAAGTCGATCGCGGCGAATGCTCTCGTCATCGACAAGTCGGAAAGCGACATCGTGACCGAGACACCAGCCGGCGGCGAGACAATTCAGATCTTCATCGGCCGTCTCTACCGCAACCGCACGACGCAAGCGAATCAGATCAAGCGAACCTACCAGTTCGAGCGCTCGCTCGGCATTCCGGATTTCTCCGGCAACCCGACGCACATTCAGGCCGACTACCTCACCGGCTGCTCGGCCAACACGTTCCAGTTCAACTACGTTCCCGAAGACAAGGTCACCGCGACGCTCGGCCTCGTGCCCTCCGGCTATGAGACGGTTTCGGCAGGAGCTCCGCCGAACATCAAGTCGGCTGTCGCCGCGGCTGGTTCTGGTGCAGCGCCCGCGCTGATTGAAGAGGACGCGTTCAACACCGACGCCGACTTCTCGCGACTGCGGCTCGCTGTAATCAGCACGAGTGACGAGGCTCCGACGCCGCTGTTCACGAATCTCGAGAACCTCACGCTCACGATCAACAACAACATCAACCCGAACAAGGCGCTCGCGGTTCGCGGGTCGGCCTCGAACTCTTACGGGATCTTCGAGGTGACGGGCTCGATGACCGGCTATTTCGAGGACGTCGCGTCGATCGACGCGATGAAGGACAACGACGACGTAACCCTAGACCTCGTGATGGTCAAAGGCTCGTCTGGTGCGAAGACTGGAATCGCCTTCGACGTTCCGCTCGTCAGTTTGGGCGATGGTCGTCCGAACCTCGAGATGGACGCGAAGATCAAGCTCCCGCTGACGGCCGACGCCGCGTCGGGCGCGCAGTATGACACGAACATGGATCACACCTTGCTCGTCAACTTCTTCGACTATCTGCCCGACGCGGCGGACGTCGAGATCTAGTGACACTCGCAACCCTTGGGGGAGGGACAAGGATCATGGGCGCTGGAACCTTTTCAAAGTACCGCACGAACTCCGACAAGGAGAAAGGCGGAGTTCGCCTCGAGACTTCGGGCGGGACGTTCATCGTTCGGCGCAAGGGCAGCTCGAACAAGCCCTACATGCGCGCGCTGAATCGTCTGTTTCGGCCGTGGCGCCGCGCGCTCGCGACCGGGCAGATGGACTATGAAAAGCGTGAAGAGCTCGAGCTCGTCGCGTTCATCGATCACATTCTCGTCGGCTGGGAAGACGACGTAAGCTGGCCGGTCAAGGAAGATGGCTCGTTCTGCACGCTCGAGGAAGCGCGCGCGTTGCCCGAGGGAGACATCGAAGAGCGGTCGTTGCCGTTCAACAAGGCCAACGCGCGAATGGTTCTCAGCGTGACCGATCTCTTCGAGGAAATCGATTTTGGCGCCTCGAGCCCCGAGACGTTCCGGAGCTTCGAGCGGGAGCAGGACTCGGGAAACTGATTGCGGTCCTACTCTACGAAATGGAGTATGGACCATCGGAAGAAAGGAGAATCGGGGGAGCTATTCAGCGCAAGCGGGAGCTTCCCCGCTCTATTCGCAACGCGCCCGAGCTCTGGCCGGGTCTCGAGATCTTCCTCTCGGCGTTCTGGGAGTTGAACTCGAGTCGTTCGGTCGGGCTCGCTATCGGCCCGATTCCCTACTCTGAAATCGTCGAGTGGGGGCGGGTTTGGGAGCTCGACGACGAAATGCTCGACGATCTCATCTTTCACGTTCGGCGGATGGACGCCGCCTATGTCGAGAAGAAACAACCACCGACCGAGGAATGATGGCGACGTCGAGAAGCATGACAGAATTCGCGCGGCGGATGGACATCGTCGCCTCGAAGTTCTTCAAAGCAACCACCGAGGGTGTCAAAAAGGCCGCTGTCGCGGCCGACCAAGAGGCCGTGATGAGAACCCCGGTTGCGACCGGGCGCTGCCGGGCGAACTGGATCGTCAGCACCCGCGGGCCGTCGTCGCGCTCTGGTGTGAAGCCGACGCAAGCTGGGGCGAAAGGCTCCGAACAGCGCGGAGAAGCGAACGCGCGCAAGACGATCGAGCACGGGCGCCGGGTCATTGAAGGTTGGAAGGGCGAAGGATCGATCTTCATCACGAATAACGTCGAGTACGCCCCGGATCTTGACCGCGGCACGAGCGCACAAGCTCCCGACGGGATGACCGAGCACGCGATCCGCGCCGCCGAGCGCGTCATTCGCCGACACCGCACGCTGAAGGGTCTTTAGGATGGCTCGCGAACGCCTCGTCATCGAAGTTTCAGAGAAAGGCGCGAAGGTCGTTCGCGGCAAGATCGCCGGCGTCGGCTCGGCCGCTCAGAAGAGTGCGGGCAGCGTCAACCTCTTGACGAAGGCCCTTGGCGGCATCGGGGCCGCTCTCGTGCTCCGCTCCACGATCGGCCAGCTCCGCACGTTCTCGCAAGAGATGTCGACGGTGAAGGCGATCACCGGCGCGACCGAAGCCCAATTCGGCGACCTCTCCGACCGAGCTCGAGAGCTCGGCGCCCGAACCCGGTTCTCAGCGACAGAGGCCGCCGAGGGCATGGTCAACCTCTCCCGAGCCGGCTTCGACGCCGCAGAGGCAATCGGGACGATTGACGACGTGCTGAACCTCGCGCAAGTGGGCGCGATCGGGCTCGGCGACGCCGCCAGCATCGCCGCGGCCGGGCTCCGCGGGTTCCGGCTCGAGACCGATCAAGCCGGCCGCGTCGTTGACGTGCTCGCGCTCGCTGCGAACAGCGCGAACACGACCGTTCTCGAGCTCGGCGACGCGATGAAGTTCGTCGCGCCCGTGGCTGCCTCGGCAGGCGTCGAGATCGAGGAAGCGACCGCGATCATCAACGCGCTCTCCGACGCCGGACTCAAGGGCTCGCTCGCCGGCACCGGACTTCGGCAGATCATCAAGGGGCTCGTGAGCCCGAGCCGCGAAGCTAGCAAGACGCTTCAAGAGCTCGGGGTCAGCATGGCCGAGATCGACCCAACCCAAGTCGGTCTCACCGGCGCGATTCAGCGGCTCGCAGACGCCGGGATCGACCTCGAAGCCTCGTTCTCGCTGTTTCAGGCGCGCGGCGGGCCGGCGTTCGAGATCCTCGCGGCCAGCGTGCCCGACATTGAACGGATGACCGAGAAACTCGTCGGCGCGGAGGGAACCGCAGAGCGGGTCGCCCGAGTGATGGACGATAATCTCAACGGCGCGCTTCTGGCCGTTCGGTCGGCGTCGGAGGCTGTCGTTCTGGGCTTCGGCCAGATCGGAGCCGAAAGCGGCTTGACCGTGTTCTTCCGCCGGCTGGCCGAGCTCCTGCGTCTGGCTGCTGCTAACACCGACGACATCACGCGCGCGCTCGGCGTCGCTGGGTTCGTCGGGGCCGTGCTGCTCGCGAAGGGCGCGGTTCTCGGGCTCTCGGCGGCAATCGTCGCGAATCCGATTGGGGCGCTCGTGACGATTCTCACGGCCGGAGCCGCGGCGCTCGCGCTATTCGGAGATAAGATCAAAGTCTCGAGCGACGGCATGACCACGCTCGCCGACGTTATCGACACGCTGCTCGGCGATGGGATCGATCTCCTCAAGCAGTTCGTCGACAACTGGACTCGCGGATTCAGCTTGATCCGCAACAACACCGACACCGCAGTCGGCGACATGAAGTTCACGTTCAAGGACTTCTTTCTCGGCGTCACGAACTCGCTCGATCACTTGATCGCGATGTTCCTCGTTGTTGGCCGCACGCTCGAAGAGATCAGTTGGCAGACCGAGAAGTTTCAAGACGCAATCAACCCGCTCAACTGGTTCCGCAGCGGCGGGCCGCAGAATCCGTTCAAGCACTTCAGCATCGACAGCATTCTCGGCGCGATGGCCGAGGGCGCCGACTTCTCGGCATTTACTGACAAGA